ACAAAACCGACGGGCTGGTGGCCCACACCAATCATGACATGAGTTCCCGTCTGATTTCCCCTCTGTTCGTTCGCGCGAGACATGCGGGTGTATTAGGCCTTAGCTTAGCTGGGCCAAGTGCGAGATCCCATCTACCCCCCTTGGTAGTTGAGCCTTTGGCATTGGATCTAGACAGTTCGGGTATCCCTTGGTGGTTCTTCCCTGCGGTTTTTGCCGTTGGGACTGCCGTGGGTACCTTACTCAACAGTGTAGTTGACCCTATTGTTGAGGAAAGGAGGGTGAGGAAGGCAAACCTTCGGGAATTGCCTATCTCGGCCGGTGGAACGGCCAGGTTGCGTCGAAGGGCGAGGTGGGTCGTTGGACTCGCCGAGCAGTTGGGTTTGCGTGATGGTGGATTGGGTGCTTTTCTTGCTGGGCGGTGGACGCCTGACCTCCCTGGCAAGAAGGGCGCTCTTTCGGCCTCCGCTTACTTCTCTGCTCTGCTCAGAGACGGAGCAAGGGTCTTGGGTGCTACACGTGTTTCTGTAGCGGGTGGTCACACCTACGTTGCTCACGTCAACTTAGGTTCTAATAGGCATCTGGTTCAGCCAGAGCTTTTGGCCGCCCTGGTGTCGTATTCGGTCTTCCGTCGTCGCGATTCCAACCTTGTGGCTGCTTTGAGGCTTCGTGCCCGCGAGTGGTTCAAGAAGGTTGGCTTCCCGGATTTGGAGATGTCTTTGGTCTTGCCTGGTACTGTCGCTGTTGCGGCTTTGGTGTCCGGCCCAGAGGAGTCTGCAGGTCTGTTGTTGGATTCGCGCTCTGGAGTTGCCTCTTTCGAGGGGCGACCCCTCTCTTGGCTGGAGAGGTTAGACCCTTACGGCCAGCCCTGGGGCCATTATTGGGGGCTGTCCCGCAATAGTGGCTGGTGGAATACCAAGGTTTAGGACAGCCAGGTGTGCCTTTCAGGCATTTGTGTGGGTGACACCACGTATCCCTTAAGGACAGATGCCGTTCTGGAGCTGAAAGGCCCACTTGGCTGTGACCCTAAATCTTCGAGGAGGATGTTCACAGCGTGTCAGGCTAAGGTAGCGGGTTGTTGGGTACCCGCTGTGCACGCTGATTGCAACCACAATGAGATCGCAGCCCTCGCATTGCGGTCTCTAGGACCAACGCCCGGCTCAGTTGAGTCTGCTAGGGGACCGGTTTTGGAGGTGTTTAGGCATCTCCGGGCGGTCTGCAGACGATATAGTGGGTCAAGATGGTCCTACCTGGAAACGGCGAATTCTTATACGGGTTCTCTTCGTCGTAGGTACCTTGAGGCGGAAAGGTCGTTGTCGCTGGATGGTCCGTTGCGCTCGTCGGACTGGCAGTTGTCAGCCTTTCTGAAGGCCGAGAAGTTTAACAGTGTTTCCAAGCTCCAAAAGCCTAGGATGATCTTTCCTCGATCTCCTAGGTATAACTTGGTACTCGCTTCTTGGCTCAAACCCTTCGAGCATTGGCTTTGGGGAAACCTAAAGTCATGGGGTGTTTTCGGAGTGCCGCCAACCAGGATTGTGGCCAAGGGGTTGTCGCCGAGGCAACGCGCGGGTTTGATTAGACGGAAGATGTCTAATATACCTGGATGTGTTGTTGTGGAGGTTGACGGGAAGACTTGGGAAGCACACTGTGATGTTTGGCAACTGCAGGAAGAACATAAGTGCTACGCTGCCGCCTATCCGGGTCAGGATAGCTTGAAGCGTGTGCTTGCAAAGCAGCTTGCGAATTTCGGGGTGACCAAGCATGGGGTTAAGTTCTCACGGGAGGGAGGGAGGGCCAGCGGTGATTTCAACACGGGCATGGGTAACTCTGTTATCATGGTCGCAGTTGTCGTATCCACTTGTGTGGGCATAGGTTTGCGGACTTTTGACACACTTGTGGATGGCGACAACGCGTTGTTGTTTCTTAGGCCCGAGGATCTCGCTCTTGCGCAGCGTGAGTTTTATAACTATGCTTTGCGGACATCGGGACACGAAATTGTCCTCGAACGTCCAGAGGTGGTTCTCGAGCGTGTTCGGTTCGGTCAGTCGGCACCTGTGGAGGTGGCTGGTAAGTGGACTATGGTGAGAGATTGGAAGAAGATCTTGTCGCACGGGACTTCCAATCATGCTCACCTGCGTGACTTACCCTTTGCATACCCGTGGCTCCGTGGGGTCGCGAGGTGTGAGCTATCTCTGGCGAGGGGTTTGCCGATAGTGCAGCGCTGGGCCGAGTCTATCTTGCGCAGCACGGAAGGGTCTGTTGAGCTCTCTTTGGACAATTATAGAGACTATCAGGCCATGGGCGTTGCTGTTGAGGAGTTCGGCGATGATCATCTTGAGGAGGTAGCACAGAGCACGAGGGAGTCCTTTTCTCGCGCCTTCGGTGTGGAGGTCGATAGGCAGTTGGCCATCGAGAGGGAGCTTGTGGGCTTACCCAAGTTGTCGGCTTGGGTTTGCCAGGAAGCTCCTGTTCCAGACGGTTGGTGGGACGTTGATCCCGGTCTATGTGAATACTTTCTTGAGTGATCTGTTCGGGCAGGGGGGGTGTTCCCCCATGCGTGTTGAGGGTGAACCTCTTCACTGGGTGAGAAGGGACTGCGGCCTACCACATGGTTGTATTAGCGCGACGACCCACCAGTGAAGTTGTGTGACCTGCGTGCCTGTTGAGTACCGGGAAGGGTACCGTTGTGGCTGAGTGCGTGAAGACAACGCGGACTGGGGCGGTTGCCCTTGTTCCGGGGCCATACTCCGATTGATAGCAGCCTGAAAATGGTGACCTGTAGTGGGTTTATGCTAGGAGACCCAGCGTTGGGACCCTTGTCTCTCGGGCGTTAGACTTTAAATATAGCCCTCCTCGTTTTCGGGGTTGTAAAAGGTGGTTCCTTTTGGGCGCGGAGTGGTGTTTAAGTAGTG